TCGGTCTCGCAAAATTAAAGAGCAACAATCCCTGCAGAACAATCTACACCCAACAATATGTTGAACAACCTCATCATCGGCAACAAACCTAGCTTAGCTAAGGAAATCCGCGGTAATATTCAAGACAATCACGTCATCGAAGCTTACCACTACGTTGTTGATCACGCACTCAAACGCTTCTTACCTTCTCATGAAGTTAAGGAAATAATCCAAGGATATCGCAGATCTACCTGGAATGAAGACGCACTCAACAGAGACATCGACAAACTCAATTCTGAAGAACATCTTGTACCCAAAGATGAACACTACTGGCACGCAATCCGCGAAGTCCGTAAAATCTTCACACCCGACGTCCCTCTGAAGCCTGTCCATTTCGCAGACCTTCGACACTACCCCTGGAAGCTGTCTACCAGCATAGGCGCACCATTTGCCACAAGCAAAGAATGGAACGCATATGTCGTTAACAAATATCATGGCTATCAAAATGGCTTTGATGAAGACACATTCCTCAAACACTATCATCGAGATTTATTCGCTGAAGCCCACAAAGGACAAAGTCTAGACCCACCCATGCTAGATGCCCGTATGTCCAAGCGCAATCTCTACAATGAGATGTTCTACATCAACAGAAAACATATCCACATCATCAAAGATGGTCGCAAAACTAACGACTCTGGACACGATCTTCGCTATTGGCACACTGCCTTCGCAAGACAACACATCGTCAAACAAGACGACCCAGATAAAGTCAGATTAGTATTCGGCGCACCTTCTACCAGCCTTATGGCTGAATTGATGTTCATTTGGCCCATTCAAGCCTGGCTACTTTCACTCAAGGAAGTATCTCCCATGCTGTGGCCATTCGTAACCTTAACAGGTGGCTGGCATCGCCTAGTCAACTGTATCCAGAAGCTTTCAAACTTCGGACTGGTTGCAACCGTGGACTGGAGTGGTTTCGATCGCTACGCGCGACACACTGTCATTCGCGATATTCATCAGAATATCATGAGACCAATGTTCGATTTCGAACATGGTTATCATCCTACGACTGACTATCCTAACACAGAAAACACTGACCCTCAAAGGTTAGAAAATCTCTGGAACTGGATGTGTGACTCAATTCTCACCACCCCTCTTATGTTACCTGATGGAACCCTTATCAGATTTCAACACTCTGGCATCTTTTCTGGATATTTCCAGACTCAGCTGCTCGATTCCATCTACAATCTAGTTATGATCTATACAATCCTATCCAAAATGGGATTTGATCTCAGTAACGTCACCGCCAAGGTCCAAGGCGACGATTCAATTATCTCAATCGTCTGTTCTTTCCTTATGGTTTCACATTGGTTTATATCAATGCTGAAATTTTACGCGACTTACTATTTCGGAGCTATCGTCAACGACAAAAAGACGGAAGTTTCCAACACCCTCGAACACATGGAGGTCCTACGATATCGCAATCGTGGAGGCATTCCATACCGTGATCGCATTGAGCTCCTCGCTCAACTACGACACCCCGAACGAGCCATAACTTACCAAGCACTCATGGCCCGAGCCGTCGGTATAGCATACGCTAACTGCGGTTCTGACCCCCTGGTTTACCAGATATGTGAAGACATTCACCGATATCTTAGTAACTTAGGAGTCAAGCCTGATCCTGCTGGCTTGCCATCTGGAGTACGATTCGTACAGGACTACCTTCCTGGACAATCATCCATAGATGTGCAAAGATTCCCAACTTACTTCGAGACTGTCTCTCGTCTCCTCGACGGATACGAAGACCAGCCCTCCGAAGGATATTGGCCACGTTCTCACTTCTCCGGTATTCCCGGTCGAACCTGAACGGTTCAGTTATATTTCACTGTCCAAAACTATAAAAAAAAAC